GCAAGAGTTTGATGCTATCATTCAACAAGTGATTACAGATACAGATTCTAGAATTACAGCATTAGAGGCAAAATTTGCTGAGTTGTTGGAAGTAAAAGAAAGCAAGTTCAAAGACGAAAGAAAAAAAGTAGAATTGTCTAAAGAACTTACAGTGAAAGAAATATTAACTAAAAAATAAAAATCAAAATGTCAATTAAAAGAACATTAAAAGAAAAATTCGGTTACGATGTATCTGGATTAGCAGCATGGAAAGATAACAACCTTCCAAACATTACACCAGATTTAATTTCTACTTCAAGATTCCTTGAAAAATTAATGTTAGAAGAAGGTGTTAAAGGTTCACGTGAAATCGCTTTATTATCTTCATCTGTAGCATTACAGGCAAAAGCAGCGTGTACACCTTCACCAGATGGTTCAGTAGTTTTCACTGAGAAAGTTTTAACAACTAAGCCACTTTATATGGGTGTTGAGTTTTGTAATGAAACTTTAAACACGAAGATGACTCAAGTATTGAATGCTTTGGGAATGAAAAACCAAGAAGGTCAATTACCTGCACCGCTTGAAACTATCCTTATGGCTTACTTGACTAAACAATTACAGAAAAAAGCAGAGCGTTTAGTATGGTTAGGTGATACTACTTCTTTAGATACTGAGTTAGTACACTTTGACGGTTTAGTTAAGACTTTGAAGGCAGATACATCTGTGTTAAAAACTACTACTACATTTGCTACTTTGACAACTTCAAATGCTTATTCAGCTGCATACGAGGTTTTCACTAAAATACCTGCTGAGATTTTCGACAACCAAATGGAAGTTGCTTTGTACACTGGACGTACTGAGGCTTTAGCAATTATTTCACAATGGAATACTGCAAACGCTTACGATCGTATTCAATACACAAGCGAAGGCGGTTCAATCCGTTTCATTTTACCACAAACTAACGTAGAAGTTATTACAGTACCTGCATTAGATGGTCAAAACGAAATTTTTGCTATCCCTACAGCATTAGTTTTCTTAGGTGTTGATGCACGTGAAGATGAGAACTTTGATATCAAGTATGATGCTTACAATGAGAAATTGAAAGTTGATACTTCTTTCAGATTAGGAGTTCAATATGTATTCCCTCAATACTTTGTAAGAGTTAAAAGAGCGTAATTATTAACAATTAAGGGAGCGTAAAAACTCCCTTTTAAAATATTATAAATATGTGTGAATTAACAAGTGGATATAATGGAATAATATGTGACGTTGCTGGTGGTGTATCGGCAATTTACATTGGTTCTTTAAGAGATGAAAATACGGGTGCGGCTAACTATACGTTTACTAGAACAACCGGTAACATTACGGCTATGGCTAACGTTTCTGCGAAATTATTCTATACTTTCAATATTGATTCTGAAATGTCAGATTTCACCGTTACTTCAATTGGATCACGTGAAAACGCATCGACAGGATTTGAGATTACTGGGAATATTAAGTTTGCTTCAAACAAAGAGGCAGACGTTCAATTCTTTGAAAATCTAGTGAGAGACCGAGTGTGTATTATCGCTAAATTGAATGACGGGTCAAACGAAGTGTTAGGATTAGTTAACGGTTTAAAAGTTTCTTTAACTAGAACATCAGGGACTAAGTTTGAAGACATGAATGGTTACACTTTAACTATTTCTGGACGTGAAAAACAAATGACGCCTAAAATTTCAGATGCAATCGTAACTACTTTATTGTCTTAACAATGGAATATAAAGCAATTTTTTTAAACCAAATCGTTTGGGTAGATGCAATCAAAATGGACGTGTTAGCGAGCGAAGAAAACAAATTTATATTTGAATTGTTTTGCACTAACGTATTTGAATAAATTATTATGTTAAATAGAATTAGAGGGGAGGTTTTTACTTCCCCTTTTTTTTAATACTTAAAATCATGGAATATAAAGAGAATTTCAAAGGTCAAAACGTATGGATTGACAAATTAAAAATGTTTTTAGTGGCAAATGAAGAAAATAAAGAGATTTTATTTAAATTTTGCCCTAATATTTTTGTAGAAATTACTAATTTAGTAGAAAATAAACCACCAAAACGTGTTCTTTCTAATCGAAAAAAATCAAAACAATAGCATTTGTTTGACTCTCAAAGAGAAAATGAATGAAAATTATCCTGAGATATGGTTATTTCGATTTGTAAATGAACAATCTAAAAAGGAGTACTTCTTAAATCTTACCGATTTATCCACCACAAAAAAGCGTTTTAATCTTTTCAATCTATACGAGGGTACTAGTATTACTTTACCTTTGGGTGATTATCAATATTACGTTTATCAAATGGAAATAACAGGGGAAGAAAACTATAATCTAGGATTTTTATGTGAGCAAGGTAAAGCACGTGTTAAAACTGATTCGGTTGCTATTCCAACGTTTACACAAACCACAACAATAAAAAATATCTATGAGTGATAATTACATATTTAGGGAGGCTAAAATTCCTTTACCAATAGAAAAACAAAAGGCTGGTCAAAGTTGGGTTAGTTGGGGTGAAAATAACGACTATCCTCAATTTTTAATAGGGCTTTATTATAATAGTTCTATTCATGGAGGTATTGTAAATTCTAAGGTTAAGTATATTGCCTCAAGCGGTTTAGATGCACAAACAAATGATTTGCCTAAATGGGAATTGATCAAGAAAAATGGTAATGCACCTTTCTCTTTAGATGAAATTTCTTTAATGGTTGCAAAAGATTTTGAGTTGTTAGATTCGTTTGCTATTATGTTTAGAAAAAATCCTATTTCAAAGTTTTGGGACGCTCACCACGTTTCAACAGAATTGATACGTAAAGGGGAAGATTCAAGTTTCTTTTATTACTCTGAAAATTGGAAAGAAAGAAACCAAACAGAAGAAAAAACAGGATTCAAAAAGATTAAGAATATAGAAGATTTAAGCCTAGAAGATAAAGAATGCTTACTTTATGTTAGTTCACGTTCTAAACAGCATATATTGGACGAGAAAACAGGTTTACTAACTAAATCGGTTTATCCTATTCCTTCTTATTCTGGTGCTATAAAATCAATCATGGCATCTATTGAAATGAACTATTTCAGATATTCTGAGGTTGTGAATAGTTTCAAAGGTGGTACAATGATTAATATACCAACAGGCGCACCAGATAATGAACACGATAAGAAAAAACTAATCGCACAACTTAAAGGTGATGCAACTAATAGGGACACTCAAGGGGGTATAATAGTTACTTTTTCTAGAGGTAACGAAAACGCTCCAACTGTTACGCAAATAAACGGGAATAACTTAGATCAAAGATACTTATTGACTCAAGAAAGTATTATTGATGACATTATGGTGGGACATTCTGTAATTAGTCCGACTTTGTTTTCAATAAAAACTGCTGGTCAATTAGGAGGTTCTAGTGAGTTAGAAACAGCGTATCAATTGTTCATGAATAATTACGCTTTAGAACGCCAAAAGATAATTACAGACGCTTTAGAATATGCTCACTATACGCTTAATAACTTTTACGGAGATATCTTTTTCATAAGTAAACCTTTGAGTTTATCACAAGAACCTGATTCAAAATCAATCGTTGCTGATTCGTTAAACAAAATGAGTCCATTATTAGCGAATGCGGTTTTAAAGAATTTAACGATTAACGAGCAAAGGGCTTTGGCTGGACTTGCACCTTTACCAAATGGTGACGTAATAGCAAGTACACCGACTACATTTTCAACAGAAGTAAGTGATGAAACAGTTATTAGTTGGTTTTCTGAATTAGGACGTACGGAATACAAAGAAGTATTTAGCCAAGAGGTAAAAGATTTTTCTAAACTTGAAATGAGTGAAAAGGAATTACTATCAAAATATTCATTTGCTAACGACTTAACACAAGATCAATTGAAGATTGTCGAAATGATTAACAATGGAGAAAGTTACGGTGCAATTGTAAAGGCTATTGATAAAGGTGCAACGTATGTATCTAGACAATTAGTAGAGTTAGAAAAGTTAGGAATGATTAAAGGCTTTGAGTTAACTCCAAAAGGAAAAACAAACGTTGGGGAAGTATCATTCGAGGTTGTTTACCAATATAGAGAAAGAGAGGGAATACCGCCTTTAAAAGGTGAAAGCCGTCCATTCTGTAAAAACCTACTAGATTTAAAAAGAGTGTTCACACGTGATGAAATAAACCAAATTACAGCACGTTTAAAAGCAAACGGAATAGATAGGAATGTTTGGGAGTACAAAGGTGGCTGGTACACTAACCCAGAAACAAAAGTACACACGCCTTCATGCAGGCACACGTGGTATCAAATTATTGTAAATAAGTAAGTTATGGCACATTTAATAAGCACAACAAACCTAAAAGCATTATCTTACATTAGTTCGAATGTAGATGATTTATTGCTATCTACTTTAATTACTAGGGTACAAGATACCGTTTTAGAGTCTATTTTAGGAAGTCAATTATTTAATAGACTTTTAACAGGTGTAGATAACGATGATTTAAACCCTGATGAGGTATTATTATTAGATACTTATATTAGCCCTTGCTTAGTAGCTGCAGTTGAAAAAAGAGCAACTGATATGACAACGTTAGAAATAAGACAAATTGGTGTAGCACGAGTTAGTTCAGAGGGTGTTAACACTGTAAACGAGGACGAATTAAACCGTTTAAGCAACTCTTTGAATAAAGATTATAATTTCTATAGAGAACGTTTAATAAGGTTCTTAAAATTGAACTATACGGTTTATCCTGAGTATACTTCTTATTACGATTATCTTTATCCGTGTGATGACTTGAATCAAATTAATCCAGATAGAGGTTTTTCAGATACTAATATAAATTTCGCATGATAACGAGTATAAACCAACTTTCAGCGGAATTAAAAGCAATTCAAGATTCACACTATCAATTGAACTCTTACTACTTTGGTGAGTTTAATTTGGCTTTACAAAATCGTGAGTTAGAATATCCTTTGCTAGTTTGTGATTATAACAACGGCTCTATAAATATTTCTAATACTTCGGTGCAATTATTCATAATCGTAGCAGACAAAGTATATAAAGACAATTCTAATCTAATAGAAACTAAATCGGACACGTTGCGAATATGTAGGGATATATTCAATATAATGAAGAAGTCCCAACGTTGGCAAGTATTAGGACGTGTAACACAAGGAAACGTAACTTCATTTGTTGAAAGGGGCAAAGATGAGGTCGCTGGTCATGTAATGAACGTAACTATAGAGTTAAGGGATTCAAATGGTATATGTGAGTTACCAATGAACGGCTATGATTTCGGAGGTTCTGGAAGTTCTGCTTGTGATCCTGTTTTAATTGTAAATTCAAACGGTACATTTAGCGTATCGGTTGCAAGTGGCACTACTTATGAGTTGGAAGATATGATTTTTGAGGTGTACGTAAACACT